GGGCGGCCAAAACCGAAACACCTCCGGCCAGCGTAATAAAATCTCCGCGCACATAGGACGAGACGACTGCGCCGTTGTTCGATGTAACCGAGACGCCGGTGCTCAGTGCCTGGAACGACACGACAGCCGGGTTTGCTTTGGTGATCCCGGTGATGGCGAACGGGCTTTCCGTAACGAAGGCCCCGTTCAAGATCACCCGCATGTAGAGGTTGCCGAATTCAAGCGCGAGGCCTTGGTTGATGTTGAATTGAAACGTAATCATCCGCGGTGGATAGGCTCGTCCGGTTTGCCTGGAGAATCCGACGAAGGCGGTCCCTGCCCGGCTGTAGTAGCCGCCGCGTATCCCCACATAACCATTCCGAAATGTCGACGCCCCTAGGTGAAACCTGGCTAGGTCTGTCCTGCCAAACAATGCAGGCGACACCTCGCCTATCGTGAAAGCCGTCTGCCCTATTGAAACAGTCATTGCCCGGCCTGTGTCGCGATGCTAAAACAAGCGAGGCCCACGTCCGTTGACGCGGACAGTGAGCCTCTAGCCGATGAGCGCTTGGATGGAACGCCGCAATGGCTGACACCACAATAGAACATCGCGTCTGGCACATCTACAAGGTCACCTGCCTTGTGAATGGAAAATCGTACATTGGGATGACCAGTGACACCGTTAAACAGCGGTGGAGCAATCACGTCTGCCAAGCGACGCGAGGAAACAAGAGATCTATCTTGCACCGCGCCATACGAAAATACGGGCGCGAGCGTTTTGCTATCACGGTTTTGCGCGCTGCCTCCTCTCTTGATGAGGCAAGCCAAGCAGAGCAGTTCCTTATTATAGAACACGGCACGTTGCTTCCTGCTGGATACAACGTAACGCATGGAGGCATGGGAACCGTTGGACTTAGGAAACCACACTCTGCATTGACGAGGGGAAAAATCGGAGCAGCCAACAGAACGAGGATAATAACTGCCGATACCAGACTTAAGATGTCTGCGGCTAAACAAGGGAAGCCCCTCTCCGCTGAGCATAGAGAGAAATTGTCTGCCGCGCATAAGGGTATACCGCGCACGCCCGAATGGCGAGCCAATCAATCGGCGGCTGTGACCGGCAGAAAGTTTCCTCGCAGAAGCATCGCTCTGCTTAATGCTTCCAAAGTAGGAGGATGGCGTTCCACAACCGGTCATCGCGGCATAACCAGAGACGGAAGCAAGTGGGTTGCGCGCCTTGGTCTGGATAGGAAGAGAGTTCATCTCGGTACCTTCGTCACCAAAGAGCAAGCTATCGAAGCTTATAATTCTGCGGTTAAGGACAGATTGTCTACACTCACAGAGTTAATCGGCGGTAACTAGTAAGCGCTCCCATCCCCGAAAGAACATTGATCCCACCCATAACCCAAAACGCCGGGGCCCCCTGTTGAACCACCTTCGCCCCACGCCCCATACCCTCCTCCGGCATTCCTAAATCGCATCCAATCAACACTCAGGCTTGACGAAAACCAGCCTTCATTTCCATCTGTCACGCGCGCCTGCTGGATCTTCATCTGCGCGATCTTGATCTGCTCGCTGCGCAACTGCAGGCCGAACTTCTTGTCTTTGGAAAGCGGCAGCGCAACCTCGCTTGCGAGATAGGCGACGAATGCGCCTCGGAACAGCGCATCCCACAGGCTCGGGTAAAGCATGATCGCGCTATAAACCATCTGCGCGTTCGCCACGTTGGTTAGGACAACGGTTCGACCTTGCGGGCTCAGGCCTTGGACCTCCCAGGTGATCTGGCCGGGCTGCGGCGGATAGTTCGGATCAGTCGCTATCGTGAAGCGCGCCGGCGTGATGCGCTGTCCGGTGAGCGGCTGTTGGCCAAGCGAGGCTACGATCGGCGCTGTATAATTTGCCGGAACGATATTGCCGGTCGGCGCGCCAGGATTGTTCGCGCCCTGATTCCATGGAATGAATCGTGCCTTCGCGCAGTCGGTCGCGTAGGCGTATTCATAAATCCAAGGAACCGGCACAATCGTGCCCACGTTTGGCGTTTGTCTGGTGGCGTCGGCGAGCAGGACAAGGGGGGCAGTTTTTCGAGCGAAGTCCCAATGGCATCCACGAAGCAACTGGCGAAGACACTGGCCATAAGCTCTCAGCAATACTTGGGCTGGTCGAGTGCCCTCCTGAATATCCCCAATCGCCTTATCATAACCGATAGCGTCCAGCGCTTGGTTGCAAACATCTGCCGGAAGATTCATTTTGGTGCTTCCTCAGATATTCGGTGGCATTTTGTACAATTGATGGGTCATCTTTGAACAGCCCTATCGCTGTGTTGCATCTATTACAGAGCAGACCGCGCACTGCATCGGTACGGTGATCGTGATCCACGCACGCAAGGTCACGCGATCCTCTCCCCGGCCCAGTAGCCACTATCTTGTCGTGGCAGATAGCGCACCCATGGTCTTGATCCTTGAGCATCACAATTAAATCTTCCATCGTGATGCCGAACTGCCACTTCAGCTTATATCGCCTGCTCCTTTCTCTTTTTCTTGGCCCGTTAATATGAAACCTACGGGCACTCGATTCCCTCTCTAGGCGCTGAGCGTGCTCTGGGTTGTCGGCCCTCTTACTCTTTACCACCGCCCCAGTACATTTCCTGCAAGCCGCTCGCATTGATCCGATGTACTTTCTCCGCTTGTCTCCGAAAAACTCTGCGGCCTTTTTCCACTCTCCGCACTTTGTGCAGGTCCGTCCCTGCGGTACCATCGCTTCAACCATACTGATGCTCCAATCATCCTGTGTGGCCAGGGGGCCGAGCCGCTCGAACGGCTTAGGCTCCCGTTCTATACCATTTTCAGCCTTCCTGCATTTCTGCCGTGTTCATAGCCTGCGCCTCGTCGCTCGCTTCCATCTTGGCTATCTCTCCGCCGACTAGACCGGCAGCCAGCCGCCGTCCTAGTGCAGCGCAGATTTCCTCGACAAAGTCGGCCTCCCAAGTCGCCGGATCTGTCACCTGTCCGGTAAAGACTAGCACGGCGTTCGGCACATTGCAGGTGATGACCTTGGCCGGCGGATTGAGCGAGTTGTCGTTCTCGACACCGAAGACGCATGGTTGCGGATCAAATTCCGGTACGAACAGCGGCACTGGCTTGACCGCGCGCACCTTCAGGCAGTCGTTGGGCCATGCGTATTCGAACAACCACGGCAGCGGCGGATAGACCGTCGACCAGACCAGCGGCGGGATGTAACCTCCAGCCGGCGCCTGCTTGAGCAGCACCATGGCGATGTTGCGCTCGGCAAAGGTCCAGTCGTTCTGGCGCAGGATTTCGTCCCTGGTCTGCGCGTAGATATCCAAACTGTTTTTTGCAGCCTTGGACCCATCATAGAGGTTCGCGACTCTAAGTTTGTAGCCAATGCGCCGAAGGGCAACGTTGATTGCGTCTGCGGGCGATTGAACCGGGCTATTTGCTGCCATCAGCCTTGCCTCTGTTCAGCCAGCGATTCGAATGCGCTGCCGCTCTCTAGCATAAGCTGCGATGTCTCCGGCTTGCCGGCGATGGCGATCGCGAGTTCGCTTGCCAGAAGCCTGACCACAGCCTCGCGGAACAGAGTGTCCCACGTCGCCTCGCTCGGGCTGTTGTTATAGATCACTATCGCATTGGCGAGGTTTGTGTGCACCACTCGCTGCTGCACGCCGCCTACGACAGCGTTGGCAATCTCCCAGTTGATCGGCAGCGGATTGTTTGGATCGGCGAGCACCGCTGGCGCTAGTTGCCAGACCTGGATGCCGTTCGGTGGGTAGCTGTATTCCTGCGACCACGGAAACGGAGCAACGTTGCCGGTCGCCGTGAGCGCAATCGTGTTGCGGGAGAAGTCCCACTCCCACTGGCGCGCGACCGTTTGAACGCACGGAGTGTAGAGCCTAGCGAGTGCTTTGCCTGCTGTGGAATTGTCGAAGTTAGGCGCGTTGCCGACGACAGGCGGCTGGTTGCCACCCATGGCGACAATTGACTGATTCGCAATATCGTTGGAAGTTATTGCCATTCATCGTCATCCAACCATGCGCTGTTCTGGCAGTCCGTTGTCGTTCGCGGGCTCGTCGATTGACCCCATGATCTCGTCTAATAATATCGTCTGCAGAATGACCGTGCTCGCTATCGGAACAGTATATGTGGTGCTGGATGTTGTCGCTGGGTTGTCTATCCCGGCATAAGTAACCGCACAATAAACTGTTACGCCCGTGGTTGCGGAACAAAGCGTTGTTGCCAGAAGCGTAGTCGATCCTCTTTTGAAACTTGTTGCTATAGTAGATTGGGAAACATCAGCACTTGCTAGTGCATTAAATTTTATCAAGTTGACGGCTGATGTCGGTGTAACGGCGAGTGATCCACCTGACGCGCTGTAGACCGTCTGCACTACGCCGCCAGGTTTCGGGGTGCTGGGGCCAGCAACCTGCAATGTGGTGCAGGCCGATGCCCACGAACCGGCTGTCGCTAGCCCGGAAGAGTAGTCGCAATAGCCGACGATGCGGACCGAGTCGCTCGACACGCCGGTTGTGGAATAAAGCACCCCCGATGTTGCCGCTAGTCCAGTGATTGTAACTGTGGTTTTCCCGGTCTGCTCCCACGCTGCGCATGGGAATATCTGCGTTGTGCTGCTGCAGACTGC